TCCTGGCAATAACCTGTCCATCTTCTTCATCGATAAGACAGGAAACAGGAAACCCAAAAGCACAATGCAATTTTATTGGAATTGAATTAAAATCCATAAAAACATTCCTTTCTTCACCAGAATTACGACAGTCTAATGCGTAGACAAAAATTTTTTTTTCCAGACCGCCCAAATTTTAAAGTTACGCTCGAATTCCTCTTTCGTAACAGGCTTCGGTTCATAGTCAGCAATATTACGCAAGTCGCTTAAATCCCGTAATTGCCTTCCTTCGTTTTGATTCAAATCTGTAATGTATTTAAGGGTCAGTTTATGGGATCCGGTTGTTGCAGTTGCTGACATCGTGAATGTTTCCGGCTTGCTTTTATCTTTCGCATTTTCCACCATGTGGCTTTTTATGAGCAGAAAAATCGAGTAGTACAATCTCGACGTGGCAACGTCGAAATGTTTTGGTTGATGTTCTCGCAACAATTCTACGCAGTGCCAATTTTTTTCAGACTTGGCTTTTAAGTTTTCATCAAATGCCATGGCTATGCCTTTAGACATCAAAAAATACGGAGCTGTTCCCAGGGTTATCGATATGACCGCGCAACATGGTTCAAAAAGAAAAAACAATCAATGGCAAAAAATAAGATAACCTCTACGGGAAGGATTTACAAATTTGCTGAGTACAAAACACCTTTTTTATCGTATCATATCGTTTACATATTTGCCGCACACCAGCCAGGCAAATTCGAGTCACAATATTCCCGGGAGCCGTTGTTGGCCGTTTGACCAGCCGTATTATTGCGATATGGCACTGCCAGAGCCGCATAACTGACCGGATGCCTGGCTCTGGCATTGCAGGTGACGTCACAGGCTGCAATGTTTCCGCCCTTGTTGCCGATCAGGCCAAAGGCCAAAGCTCTGGCTGCGCCGCCAATTTTGCCGTTGGACGTATTCCCGTCTTTGTCGGTATAGTATGGCTGATTGCCGGCAGTGCAGATCGCCGTCGCCCAGGCTGTTCCGGCAAAGGTGGAGATTTCGCCGCCGCCAGAATATGCGATCAGATGCGATTCGGCCAGAGCCGTCAGGCTATAATTTTCGATCCCGTTTGAGCCATCGGATACGGTGTAACTCTGCCCGCTGCCGGATACCGTGATATTGTTGATGATGTCACCCTGGGATAATCGGTGCAGCCAGCCGCCGCAATTTTGCCAGCCGACCGCCAGCGATTCCGCGCCCATCAGGCTTTTGGCCTCGATGTTGATTTCCGCCCGCGAAGCAAAAAACACTGCCTGGTGGCAATTGCTGAAGGCTGCTGCCCGGATAACGATGTCCTTTTCGCCAAAAGTGAGCCATTGCTCGTCTTCCTCATCGTCATCGTCTTCGTCACCCCGACCCCAGTCATAATTTCCGCTGCCCCAGCCAGGCGTTCCCGACCCGCCGCCACCACCGCCGGATCCGCCACCGGCACCTCCGCCACCCCAGCCAGGACTGCCGGGGCCCGATGGACTGCCCGGATCATCCGGCGGATCGTAGATCTGGATATACCGTGGCATATGCTGATTGAGGTTGTGGATCGTGACCTTGATGGTGGCTGTGCAGCCAGTAAATGCACATCCAGGGCAATTCGTAACACAATCCAGCAGAGATTGAATACGGTATTTGATTTTGTCCCGATCTGCCGAAGCGCAATAAATCGTGATGCGGATCCGGAAATCAAAATCACGAAAGATGACGCCATGAATATTTTGTATGACTGAGATTTTTCGCCGGATATCGGTGACCACCCCGGAAATATCGGCCGAAAGCGCAGCGGTTACCGTCACCTCAATCGGGATTTCCAACACACAACGTCCAGCGAACGGGCGCAATTCCAGGTGCAATTTCCAGTCCCGTCCTTCCCCGTCCAGAAAATTGACCACCTCGGCATCGCCCGGGTCCATGCTGTATGATCCCCGCACGAACACCGTTTGCCGGTCGCAACAGAGCGCATTGCAGACACAATGCAGAGTATCATCGTCCAGCACGTCCTGGAGGTTCTCCGCGTCCACCACAATCGGAGGTTTCGGGTAATGCTGCGGAATCCCGACCGCGCCCAACGCCCTGCGCCAGGGAGCAGCCATGGCCGGGAACAGCCAGGCATCTCGGGTATCCTGAACAGGTCTGAGCAATCCAGCGAGCATTATTCAACAACCCCTTCCAGCAGTCCGATGCAGGGACCGTACCAAGTGGCAATTAAATTACCGGGCAGATGATCCTGAGAGATTTTCACCAGAGTATGTTCATCGACCGTTTCCGTCCAGGCATGGCCGATCAGCGAGTAAAACACGCTGTCGGTCGAGACTACGGTTTCCGTATCGGCAATGGATACCAGTTCACACACCGCGGCAGTCTGCTCCCCGCCGGTCACCTGTGGAGGCGTGAATTTCAAGAAGAAATATTGAGCTGCAGGAGTCAGAGCGAACTCGGCAGCCGGGCAGGAGTACGCCTGGCTGTTGATCGTGGCAATGCCGGCAATTGCTGAATCCGGATTGTTGCCGTTGCAGATCCGTACTGTCGGAGTTCCACCGTCGGGAGTTATATCCAGTATCTGGAACATCCCCTTTGGAGGTGGTTCCCCGTAATTGCCCGATCCCAGCAGGATCATGCTGTAACTCGCGCCTGCGGCCAGAATCATGGCCGGGCCAGTTATCCCAGGCAGCAGAATTCCATCCGGCCCAAAGGACACAAAATGTTCCTCGCTTTCCGGAAGCCTAGCCAGCCGGACGATTGCCGGACCAATGACCCGGAACCGCCCGATGGCACCACTGTCGCAGCCATCGACTGAAACTACCATAGGACGCAGATCATCCGCATCGGGTGCCATGATCCGCAGCACGACCCGAAACGGATTGACACTGTCAGCCGGCGCCTGGATGAAGCCGTCGGCCACCGCAGGCTGTCCCGGAATAAGATATTTGCTGGTGGCATTTCGTCCCAGCACCATGCCGAACTCCAGCCCGCTGCCGATGGAGCCGCCGCCGGTATTGTTTTTGCGGTCCTTGTCGGACTGGGCGGCATCCAGCATCGCATTCCAATCCTGAGCCCGAATCGATAGCTTTTGTCCCTGGTTGACTTTTTCCATATTTCCCCTTAAACGGTTTTCGCACTGACTGGTGTGAATGGAGAGGTTTTGATCATCAATTTACCAAAATTACCGAGCTGGTAAATGCGTTCGATGTAGGCTCCGTCGATATCGCTGACGACGTCACCGCCACCAGCTCCCTGTGAGCTGTCCGGCGGTGCATAGTCAACTATTGTCGCTTTCAGCTTTGCCCCGAACCAGACATAATCCCAGCCCAGCTTGGCAGGGATTTCCAGCCCCTGAATCGATTGCGCGGGCTGGTTTGGGATAACCGAAAACTGGAAGGTTATTTCGTAGAGGTCTTCGCGCTTCGTTCCACGCCGTGATGCGGTGAAGCCATCAAAGCGCACCTCTCCGGCCTCGAACCCCCGAAATTGCTTGTCGTTAATCTTGCCCTGCAGCGAGTTCAAATCTCGGATATAACTGATCTTGAATTTCTTGTAGGTCATGTAATGCGTTTCGGTGAAGCACAGGGTTGGCGAGAGCACGTCAACGCCATTGATATTATTGTTGCCATCCACATTGATCGCACCGTTTTGATAGGGAGCATTGCCGACCGTCGTGATTGTTTCATAACTGTGGGTGATATGCCGGGTACCGCCTGAAGAGGAAAAGGTAATGGTACGATCTCCGGCATCCGCATCGTTGTCCGAATTGTCTGGGGATTCTGTCCCGGAATAATCATAGGTCACCCCGATCTTGTAGGTCGTCTCGTCGATCTTTTCTGAAATGCGCAAATCCTTTCGAGCCATCCCGTACATGACCCGGGGAGCGATCGCGCGTACCGCCTCGAGCGCGAAATATTCCGTCGTCGCCGGATATGCAACGTTATTGATGTAGATCACCTGCAGATCGGCAACCACGTTCCTGGCCAGATAAAACAGCTCCATCGACGTGTATTTACCGTTTGATTCGATCGTCTGGATGCGATCTGCAAATAATTCAGTTACTGTGGCAGACATATTTTTCTCCCTTACGAAAATGCTAAACCTTCATTGCGTCGCACGACATCAATCAGCGTTGCCAGATTCGCAGCGGTCGCACGGGTGTTGCGCGCCGTCTCCTCCTCCGGGCCAGAACCACCAAGCAAATTCAAAACATCGGATGTGATAAAGGACCCCTGCAGATGTGTCTTATCAGACGACGCCTCTTTTTTGACAAATGCGTCCTTGGCGGCGGAGATGGAATCAACTCTATCCTGCCTGGATGAAATATCGTTTTGCAGAGCGTCAAGTTTAGTGGCCTCGCCGGATGTTATGGAAACTCCCTCTTCAGAAGTAACGGCTTTGGCCGCATTCAGCGCGCTGATATATTCCTCTCTGGCTTTTTGCAGATCGCTTTTCGCACCAACCGACATTGCATCAAGAGATTCCAAAGATGACTCATCCAAAATTTTCTGAAAAGATTTTCTTTCGTTTTTGGAGGCCGCCTCGTCATCGATGGACTTGAGGTAATTATCATATTTTGCAGCCGTCGCTTCTTTTTCTTTTTTATCCCGATTGTATTCAGTCACTTTTGCGGCGGTGGTGGTTCCCCCGGTTTCTCCAAAAAGCGCTCCTTCCTTGCCCCCGGAAAGAGCATCGAGGCGGGTCTGTATCGCTTTTTTACGCATCTGGGCCACCCGCCAATTTTCCTGGGCAGTCTCGATCCTGGCCTGTTTATCTTTGCTTACAGTGTCGATGGGACCTTCGCCTGAAAAAAAGATGTTGGGCAAGCCGGTCATCATCCCTTTGACACTTTCCCAAACACCGGTCAATGACTGGTTTTCCTGCTCAAACTGACGAAAAGCCGATGCCGACTCGTTGGTCGCGGCGGCAAGTTCCGCCTCCAGTTCAAATTTGGCCGCCTGCATCATTTTTTCATTGAGCTTTTGCTGGGCGTCCGCTGCAATCGTCAGTTTGCCGGTCAAGGTGTCAAACGAAGACCACTCATTTGATCCATATTTATTAAGGTCTGCCAGCAGGCTGTTCAGCTCCTCGACCTGCGCCGCTGCCAGAGGCGCCGTTTGCGACATCTCCTCGAGTTGCTTAAGACGCTCAAATTTCACGCCAGCAGACTGCCGCTCGACATCGCCAGACGAACGCTTTTCAGTCGCTGCGTCCGATGCTTTCTTAGCCGCGTCATATTGATTCTGCAATGCCTTTGATGCTGCGTCGGCGCGCCATTTCATGATGGCCATAGCGCTGCCGATGGCGATCAATGTCAACATCACCGGATGCGCGGCAAGAAAAGTCAAAGCTTTGCTCAGCATACTAACCCCACCTGCTGCCGCCTTTGTCGCGGTAGCCGATGCCAATCCGGCGGCTGGCATCAATCCCAGGCCACTCAATATCGATCTTACTGCGGGGCTGGCGGTGGCGGCGGCGGTGTTTAATCCCGTCATGGCGGTGGCGGTAGTTTTAAGGGCAGATGCCGCTGCGGAAGCCTTGAACGCACTGGTAACTATTGCATCCAAAGCCATGATCGGCGCAAACAAGGACTTGCCAAATGAAAAGCCAAAGCTTACAATTTTCCAAGCTGCGCCAACAGATAAAATTGCTCCCCCAACCGACAATAAACTGCCAATAAAGCCATTGTTGGCTTCCATGACGGAAGTGAAAGCAAGCATAATATCTTTCAAATATTTCAGCATTGGAGTAAAGGTCGTCGCCACGATTTCTCCGAAAGCGATGCGCACTCCCTCAAATACGGAGTTCAGCTCGCGAATTGTGCCGCCAAAGCCGCCTTCCATTTTTTTCGCTGCTATCATGGCGGCATCCTGGCTGTTTTCTAATCTATTGAGCAAGGCGTCAATTTTTTCGGTATTGATGGAAAGCATGCCGCCGCCGAGGTCGCCCCTGGCGTCAAAAATTTCTTCCATGAAGTTGATTCTTTCGCCTGACCCCATTGAGGAAGCGACTTTGCCGATTTTGGCCAGCGTCGAAGCCAATGAGAACAGGTTCCCGTCCGCGTCAACCGTGGCAATGCCAAACTGTTTAAGAAATTCCTGAACTTTTGGATCCGCAAGCCTCTTGTAGGATTTGCCAAGCGCGGTTCCCGCCAGACTGCCACGAATGCCCATGTTTGCCAGCACTCCCAGAGCTGCAGACGTGCTTTTCAAATCCTCGCCAGCACGGGACGCATGCGGCCCCGCCATTTTCAATGCTTCGCCAAGATCTTGCAAAGTCTGGGCGGAGGAGTTGGTGGTTACCGTCAAAATATCAGATATATGGCCAACATCGGAAGCCGACATGCCAAAAACAGTCATGTTATTCGCCGCTATCGTCGCTGCTTCCGCGAGATCGGTGCCGGTGGCCAGGGAAAGATTAAGAATATCCCCGATGGAATCGCGGATTTGATCGCCGGAAAAACCCATTCGGCCAAGTGCCACCATACCGGAGGCGACTTGAGCGGATGTGAAAGCGGTTTCACGTCCCAGCTTCAAAGCCTGCTCCGACAGACTTTTCAAACTGCTTTCGGTTTCACCAGTAACAGCAGAAACCGTGCGCATGGCATCATCAAATGAAGCAAAATCTCGTGCGGCCATGATCGCACCCGGAACCGCAAACAGGGAGATTTTAGTAGTGGCGGCACTGAATTGATTCATCGCGGTAGAAAAAGCGGAAAATTTGCTTTTCGCCCGGTTCAGGCCATTGCCAAGCTCTTCATCATCAAGTAAAATGCGTACCGCCGCCTGGCCTAAAATAATGGAGCTTACGTTTGACATTTCTTGACTTCCTTACAAATTACGGTTATAGTAACATTGAGCTTTAACCAGGAGGTGATCCCATGTTAAGAATGACCGTCGGTTTCTTTATTTCGGCATCATTGGTGTGGTTCTGGTTTCGCTTTCTACCTAAAAAGGAGAAAATCGGGTCTTTGCCGCACGCTTTTGCCTATTTCATCCCTTGCTGGATTTTTTTTGGCGGCATCAGCTGGTTTTTGAGATTTTTCTTCATTGATCGGCCATTCCCTACAGACCAGTTGTTTCTGGGCTGGTACGCCGAAGGAATGTCATACTTGATTACCGCCGTTTTTCTTTTTACGGTTGTTGGCGGAAAAGCAGGGCACGTCCTCAGGCATAAGCAAAAAATCCCGCCATGCAATCTCTCCGAAAAAATTGACGACTTCTTTGATCCTCCTTCCCCGGATTTCAACAATTATCTTTGAATGATTTTTCAAAGGAATCAAAAAGCGCACTCGTCGCCTTTGCGATGGTGCGCTTTTTCTGTGCAAAGGGATTGAGCTGTGCGGGAGAGATGGCGGATACGCTTTTCGGACGGTTGATATTGTAAAGCATGGCCAGCAGATTCGCTGTCCTGCTCCAATCCGCGCACATCCGGGATCCCACCATGATCGTCAATTGCCGGAGGCTGAAGGGGGCTGGGTCTGTTCCAATGATGCCGGCGAGCTCGTATACGCTTCGTTCCAAATCAAATTTAGACTGCTCTCCAATTCCTGAGACGCCAGAACTTGTTCCAGCTGCTCGTTCTTTTTCTCGACGAATTTCTTCGAGGACTTCAGCAGTCTCATCATCAGATTCCGAGTCGCCGGCAGGGAAAAATTTGCGATTTCCTCCAACAAGGCATCGGCGGCGGCTTCAACGGTCTGCATGCTCATGCCGGACATAAAATCCTCGCCGCTGATAGTCTGGCGCTCCGTTGTTGGGACACAAAGCACATAGAGCACTTCCATCAGCATCACAGGATCGGCAAGCTTGTCCAACATGGTTTTGCCGTCCGACGGGGTGAGATCAGCCAGGTCGATACTGGTTTCTGATTTCACCCTGCGCCAGGAAGCAATATTCAGATCAAAACTCCAGGTCTTGCCTGATTTATCCTTGAATGACTGCACGGTAATTCTCCTTATCCGGCTGTTACCTTCTTCGGCAGGTAGGTGTCGTCGACAATCGTCGGCTTCGCCTTGACGGAAGACTTGATAACGCCGTCCATCGGTTGATCTTCCGAGAATTCGGTGATGATGAAGGAACCCTCGATGCCGTTGCCGCCGGTTTTGTCAACCGCTTTGAGATTGAGCGGGTTGCCATCATGAAAAGCATCATTCATCGTTTTGTAAGGGCCACTGGCTCCATCATCGCAAAGAATGTCAAAAGTCAATTCCCAGTCCGCCTGACCGGCAAGATAAACTTTGACATCCGGCGACTCGCGATTGGAAATGTCAATTTCGTCGCGGGTGCGGTTGATCTTCACGTTGGTGACTCGTTTGACTTCGGTAGTGGGTGAAACCGCGCCGCCGGCACCGACGTAAAGTTTGGCGTTTTTGCCGAGTGAAAATGATACTGTCGCCATTGTTTTTTGTTCCTTTTTTTAGGGTTGGGGATCGTTGAAAAATTCCATGATTTTATCGCGTGACTTTTCTAATGCTGGACCGATAAATGGACGGGGTGGATACTTCGCGTTGGCGTTGCTTTTCGTGTACTTTTCGGACAGTTCATTGGCCTTGCGAACCATGTCGGATGTTTTCAGTCTTACATGTGGCAAATCACCGACCGTCTGAGCGCCGGACTCTTCACTGATAGGGCCAATATTGCCTATCTTGTAAACACGCGGCTTTTTCGGTGATATGTTGCGCCCGCCCTGCTCATGCAATCCGCCGATCACACCCATATCCATGAAGGAAGGACCCACATATACGCTCTTACGATCTTCTTCCGCGGCATAGAGGATCGAACGTTTCAGCACTCCCTTGCGGGTATGCGGCGGTTCACCAGGCCGAGACGGCTCTGGGGAACGCTTAATGCTGCTCCTGGCCACTTTGCGGACATAGGCCCCGGCTCGAACCACGGCACGGCTGGCTTTCTTAATCATCAGCCGCTCGACCGCAGCAACATTGACTTCCGTGCTTGTATTCAGTGTTACGTTCATTGCTCATCTATGCTCGTCATGATGGTGTAATTCAGTCGAATGATTGACAAAAACAACCCGTTTTCAAGGTAACTCTCACTGTCATAAACAGGTTTGAATTCCAGCTTTTGCAATGTTGAATTTGGAATCGACGCTTTTTCCAGCATTGCGGCAAGAAAATCCGTGTATCCCATCAACAAAGGGAAGTCCTTTGGCTGAGCCGGTGACGCGATCATGACCGAAACACTGGCCGTTGCGATGCCGTCAGCCCGAGACGCTCGCTCGGAGAAAAACGAAAATGGCGTGACGCACACCAAAAGACTGGACAAATCCTCCAGCGTTTTATCAGGCACAACGTCGATGGTGGCAGTGACCGGAACAATCTTCGCCGTGTTAATCAGGTCGCATACGGCACTTGCCAACACGAATAATCTTGACACTGGCACGTCCATCTTATTCCTCGCTTTCCCTCACCTGTTCAACTCCTGAGTATTTCGAAAAAACGCGGATTTCATCATGCGTTCTCTCGTTTGTCCATTCCCAGCAACCATCGCCACCGCCCTTGATAACCAAATATTCACGTCCATTGTAAATGATCACATCACGCAGTTCAGGGGTGATCCCTTCCATGCTCGCGGAAAGAATTTTAAAGGCGGCGTTATGCGAGCGCACATTGAATTCAGCCGTTTTGCGGTACATGTACCATTGCGTGATCTTGGCTGGCACTCCGCGCAAGAGAACGACATTATCACGGGCATAATCGATGAGGACTCCAACACCTGAAGTGTCATAAAAGTCTTTCAAAAGTTCGCGACCTGCATCAAAAATTCCCATGACCATCTCTTTATTCAGATTGTGCCACCTTGACTCCGACGATGCGCAGCTCGTAATCTGTGCCGATGGCCGAGCCGATCGAGATGATATCATTGCTGTCCGCAGTGATGTCAACGCCGTCAGGCATCAGCAGCACCAGCGCCCCGCCGGCGGGGATTGCAATCGCCGCTGTGGCGCCGAAATAGCTTCCGGATACCTCAAGGGCGTTTGTGTCGCCCTTATTGCAGACAATCAGACCTTTCAGCATCGCAAATGCAGAAAGGTCGCCATTCTGATCGGAAACCATGGACAGGTCGATGTCTTCCGGAGAAGCCGCAGCGGCTCCGCGCTTCTCACAAATCAAATCCACCTGCCCGGCCAATGCCCCGGCAGAAAAATTCTTCGACAACGACATCGCGTCCTGGCTAACAAAACGCGCGTCAACCAGGCTGGCCAGACTCTCAGAGGAGCTGGTATTGAAATTGATGGAAATATTGGCAGGCATGCTTTTTTCCTTTATGATAAAGGTTGAAGAAAAACTGGAGGAGGGGGAGAAGGATTTTTAATTCCTTTTTCAATACTCCCCTTCCTCCAGAGGGGGTTACTCGAACAGGCCAGCGGTCTTCAGGGCGGCGACAACCGCGGCGAGATCATCGTTGATCTTGTTCAGGTTGGTAGCCAAGCTGGTGATGTCCGTCTTGCCCTTGGCGGCTCCGGTAATCAAGGCCGCAATGTCGGCGCGGTTCGCATTGACCGCAGCTGCAATGGCATCATCATCATCGGCATAGGTGCCGCTTACGGTAATGTCGGCGGCATTCGTGGCGGCAACCGGATCGGTGACGGTGGGCGTCACATCGGCGGCGGTCGGGGTGGGTTCGGTCTGCGCCTCCGGAGCGGAGACGGTGCCGATGTTACTTGCATTCACAGCAACCAGCACGGTCTCATCCGTATCTGCTGCTGCTGCTGCGGCACGTCCGAAGTAGGCGTTGTCAATCGGCGTGGTCTGCGCCTGATGGGTCGCCGCATTCCAATACAGGATCGCGCCAAAATTGATGGCACCGGCAGGCTTGGCCACCTGATAGATTCCGGTGGTAACCAAAGCGCCGAGTTCATTCGCCTTGATGTCGAGATTGGCGATGCCGTAAAAGTTATTTTGCAGAGCAATCACATCGCCGGCACTGACATCGCTTACCGGCGTGTAATCCAAGGATTGACCTTCTTTCCTGAAAATTGCGTCCATTTTGTTTTATCCTTTATTGTTGAGTGGTTTGAATGCTGCCGGGCTGGCAACGTGCCAGACCCGGACATATTTACTTTGGTCAGTTTTTGCCTTTGTTGAACACCATCCCGCGGTGATCCTGCTCACGAACACCAAAGTCGAAGTACACACGGAAGTCCATACCGAGGGTGCTGAAATTGCTTTCCGCAAATTCGACGGTCGGAACCGTCTTGCCGTGGAAGTAGCCGATTTCAAAGGTATCGACCTGGTTGGGATCGGCGAACAGATACCAGCCCGTGTCGCTGTTCCCCGTGTATTTGTCATTGGTCAGATACGGACTGGCAACTGGTGTCAGCTTGTAATTGGCGATGATGTTGCCAGCAGGAACTACAGCGTCGCCGCCAATCAGCACGGTGCTCATGGTCAGGCGCTGCGCCGTCGGGTACTGGACATTCGGAACCAGCAGGAATTTCGCCGCCACGGAAATTGGCTGTCCGTCGCCGTCAACCTGATCCATGAATTTGGCAAGGGCCTTTTCAAGGGATTCAACACCGAGGGCACTGGTAGTGCCGCCAATGTAGTTTTTATGATCCGTGGAGAAAAGAGCCTTGCTGTCGCCCTGCACCGGATTGCTGAGCAACCGGGCAAAAAAGACCTGGTCGATTTTGCGCTTCCCACGGTTTCCGAACGCTGTCGGAATTTTGAGAAACTCGCCGAGCTTGTCGCCGTACATCATTTGCCGCGTCAGCGAAAACAGCTTGCCATAGGTGTCGAGCTTGTTTTTCGCCCGATCCTCACCCAGAGAGCCATGCGCGAGTTCGCCGTTTGCAGGAACCTTTTCGAGGTCGCCGACATCAACAAGGCGGACACGCTCAGCCTCGTCGAAATTGTTCAGGTCGCCCACCGAGCACAGTTTCGAAGCAATGCTCTCAACTGCATTGAAAGCTTGCATAGCTTTCTTATTGGCAACATTCGAAAGGATGCCCGGCAGGCTAACCGTCGAGAAGGCCGCCTTGATCGTGTCATTGTTGAAAGCAACGCCTACGATTTTGCCATCCAGCCGGCAGGCCTCGATCATGACATCTTTCAGAGCCATGCCACGGAGATGCTTGTCTGCGATGTCCATCGCCTGCTCACCGCAGGAAGCCTTTATGGTTTCATCCTTGATGCCGGCCTGGAAGCAAAGCGACGCCTCAAGAGCCTTGGCGTTGATTTCCGGTCCACTACGGACGATGATGTTACCGGTCGCGCCAGGCAGGGTAGAGGCGTAGGCCTTGATAGCCTCAACGGCGTGCCCGACATGCTCTTTGCTCCATCCGGCAGCAATCGCCTTTGCCCTGAGTTCAGGATGACCCTCAGTCAGGCCGTTGATGGCGGTGATGCGGGCTGCTTCATCCTCGCGCGCCGCTTTCAAAGCCTTTTGAACAGATTCCTGCACCACTCCGCTGATGTCTCCGCCAGTCAAGCTAGCATTGATTTGGGGCGCGGCTGCCGGTTCGTTAACCGGTTTTGCCGCCTTGAGCATTTCAGCCTGTTCGGCCTCGACGCTGCTGTTGACCGTCGCCAGGTGAGCCTTGACGGCCAGCTCATCCCGGTCGGGACCAAGCGAGTACTTTGCACGAATGAATTCCAACAGTTTTTTTTCCATTTGATTGTCCTTTTTGTTTTGTGGGTTGGGGGATTGGGAAGAAATGCTATCTGAATTGTTGAAAGAAGCCGCTATTTTCAAATGCGTCGCGACATCGCCTCCGACAGCAACGACGGACACCTCCCGCAGTAGGGATTTGATGACGTGGTAGAATGGGCCGGCGAAATCCTGCCCGTTGATATTGCGTGTTTCGCCCTCCGGCACATGCTTGCTGGCCAAGGCATCAGCACCGATTGACAGTTGCCATTCGTATTTTTTGCCGGCATCGACAATGTGCCGCCCTTTTTCATCAGACGTGTCGATGCCGCCGGAGATATGCAGCTGCTGATTGTCAACTTTGCGGGCAGTGACAACGCCGAGTCGCATGTCGGGATGATTCCAATGCGACAACAGCAGGGGGATTTGTGGTGCGAGTTCCATGCCCTTGATATCAACAATCACATTGTCGCGCCAGCCAATGGACAATTTGCCGCCGGAGTAGGCGACTCCTGATACCTCAGTCAGGTCTTTGTAGGTCTGGCTGCCTGCCTCGATAAACTGCAGGCCGTTATCGCCATCTCCACTGGCTTTGATAAATTTAATCATCTTCTTTGCCCTCCTCTTCTTTATCTTCAATTGTATTGCCACTGGTGTCTGATAGTCCTAGTTTTATACGCATCCGGTTTTCGCGCGCTGCCTGCCTCAGAACCCGGCTCCAATCTTTGCCATCCTTTGCGCACTCATCGGCCAGAGTGGTTGTCCTGGATTCGATCCTGATGCGCTGGGCATTGGCTTCCTTGACCGGATCTACATGGTCAAATCCATCCCACATCCACTCATGTTCAATCTGGATGTTATCATCGTAATCTTCCGGATAATAAACCCTGTCAAATTTCTCAAAATCACGCAAGAGGTCATCGAGAATACAGTCCTCAATATCGTCGCGCTCGTTTTTAATTGATCTGAAATAGGTCTGGTGATCGAGTCGTCCGGACGCATAATTGTATCCTGACGAATCTCCCAGGGCGACGTTCATCGACATGGACAAAGGCCTGGCGGCTTCACGAATTTTACTCCGAACAAATTCAGTGTGCGTAGAAGTCGGCTGTTCCGACTTCATTTGGCTGGCTTCCCATCCGGCAGGAAGGGCAATGCCGGCATTGCGGCAAAGCTCAATGACAGTGCCCGCCTCCAACTTGGTGGGAGTTTTGATGTCGTCGTCATCCACCGGCGCATCGCTGGACAGAAGAAAGCTGATTTCGGCAGCGATCTCGGCTGCAGACAGAACGGCATTTGTAAACCGTCGCAGATCGTTGAAGACAGACAGGGTACTGGCAATTTCGGAAAGTCCGCGATGCTGCCCCGGGCGCCAAATATTGGCATAGTGAATCACATAGCTGGCGTCAACCTCGTAATCTGACGACATCTTGATCAGACTGCGGCTGCCGGGGTGAATACGCCAAAAGCGATATGCAACCGGATTGCCATGGCGGTCGTATTTTATCCCGTCAAATTCCTTTGGAACTCCAGTGTCATGATATTCTATGATAAAGTCGAACGGCGATGAACCAACCTGCTCGGCCTCGAATAATTCCAACCCGATTTTAACATGACTGCGGATTTTGGGATTAAATATCTTTTTAATGAACACCTCGCCGTCGGTAGCGCGTGAACGTCTGGTTATTTTTAGAGTTTTAGACAGATGCACAGCCTTAGACCACTTGCGCCAACGATACTCACGGCGGTTTAAGGTGGCCTCCAATTCTTCCATGTCATCATCATCGTGCTCAAACGAATATTGCAACCGTGGGCCGGTGCCAATGGTATCATCAGCCAACGTTTTGAGAACTCCAGCGCAATAACCGTTGTTTGCGGCCTCATAACGGGTGCGGGAAATAATTAAATGTCGGATTTCCGGCACCAAGGCAGCATCTGCAGATAAAAAATCAGCCCCTTTCCAGTGCCGGGTTGCTTCAGCCTCACGGCTGGCCGCGTCAAAACGTCCGCGAATCGGCATGATGATGCCGCCATTGATAGACTTTCGCGAAGTTGCCGGCTTCTGTACCGCAG